CAAACAAAAACAACATCACTGAACACAAGTCTTCACTTAATCCTCAGTATGAATACGCTATACGACATATGAGTGGTAGTGAAAGAAAGGACACATTTGGCCCACATCTTCAACCTCTTCAATTCCCACATACTGTAATTCCTAACTATCACATAGGTGGTAAAACTGGTTATGGTTCAGCACCTTCCGATAGTAACCTTCACCGTAATGCACAACTCGCTCACTTTATAGAAACATTGGGAGGTCGTATGAACCACCCTCACACACCTGCTAAGAAATCCATGCAAAGGGCAAGAGATTTCATGCGAGGGGATGAATCAGCCAGCGGTGGTATGTCCCGTGATGAGTTTACAGACTTCATGAGATGGGGAAGCGGTACAGGGTTTTCTTTCAAAGCACTCAAAAATCAAGTTCTCAATAACAAAGATATGAACCATACGATGACTGCTATCACTCAAGCGTCAAAGATACTGGGAACACAAAACCCGAAGGAGATTCTTGAATACCTTACTCACGGTGACCACGAAGAATTAAACCGTGCGTTGTTGGCTCGTAAAATCGGAGAATTTGATACGGATAAATTCAATATCGGGATAGACAGTATGAAAGCCAGTATGAATACTGAGATTAAAGACAAGAAAAAGAATCAAAAAAGTAAAACCATAATGACTGCTGATGAAAAAGATGTAGTGTCACGCTTTTTACAATTCGGTGGTATGATGCCCGCCTCTCAAGAAGAAAGCGAGTTGAACACCAATCTTGAATTGATGAATCAGCAATTGATTGACACGCCTGTTGAGCAACAAGGTGAACTGATACAACAAATTCGTGATACTACTGAGCAACTTGAGCGTGTACAACAAAAAATGAACAAAAAGAGCAGTTCCTCTCATTGGGAAAAGGATGCCCGTCGCACACATACAATTTTTAGCGGCCATCGTAAAACAATTGCCGAGGTAGCACGAGATGTTATACTACCAAAATATCTTGAGCATGACCCAAACGCCTTTGACCCGAATGACCCGGAAACATTCATTGCAAATCATCATCAACTTATGCGTGACGCTCAACGCTACATCGCATCTGTACCTCATTCAGTGCATGGTATAACAACGACTAATTATGGTTTAGACACCTCGGTAAAATCTTCATCAAAAGGTGTACAAAATCCATTACACGCTACGGTAGGTAAGCATTTATCCACAGATGGAAAAATGATTGATGGTAACATGAGCGTAGATGAAGTGCTTAAAATACTCAATATAGAGAAGACCCCTGTTGCTAAAGAAAAGGCACGAGAACTCATTGCCGCTTCTAATGAAGCCAATACACCTTTGTTCGCATCAACTATCAAAGACATTTTACTCAGCGGTAAAATTCCTAACATAGATGCTATCAATCTTAATCAATTTACAGATGAAGAAATGATGAGTAAACCCGAAGAGGAATTGACAGATGAAGAACGCTTCTTCCGCCATGCACGAGAAAATGGTTATCATGATGCAATGAATCATTTCCAACAACAAACTCCTAACAAACAATGGAAAGGGCACCACTCTCACGCTGTACCTCGTTATATGGCTATGAAACTTAACCCTCAACAATTTGAAATGTCAATGCTTTCGGCTGGTGTAGGAGCAATAAGTGGGGATGTACACAATGCAAAAGGATTCGGAAGTAAATCATTGGCTCGCACAACGAACACAACGAAAAACCATCTTGATACCATCGTTCACTTTGACCCTCGTGTTATGGATGATGAAGAAGGTATCTTTACTCCGGGTGAGGAAGTCTCACAAACAGCAGGTTTTGGACAACGACCTGTAGGTGCGGCTACACCTGCTAACACTGCTTTAACTGACCACTTTGACAGTGGTGCATGGCATCACGGATATGAATTAACACCAACAGTTGGTGCTGAGTTTGACGCTGAGGGAAATATATTCGCAGGTTCACATGTTAGTACAGGATTGTATCACAGTGTACCTCAAGAACTCACTGAGATGGTACATGGAAAAGAAATAGCGAATCAAGTGTACACAAACGCTCCACCACCAATGAACCCTTCTAACGCTCACCAAAGTATGAATCTTGAATCGGCTGACACAGCGAGTGATAATATGTACACAGTAGCGGCCAGTGAGATGACTGAACTTATCACATCACTTCTTGACCCCGATATTATGCTTACAAAGAGCGATGATGCAAAGTGGAGTCCACCTGTTCGTCCTATGCACCGTATCTTTGAGATGAGTGACTTAGAACATTTGCGTGGTTTCAGCGGTTCATGGGTAGTAAGTAAGTGGTACGATGGAAAGCGTCTTGTTATTGTGAATAAAGATGAAGAGATTACAGCGTATGACGAAGGCGGTAGAAAGAAAGGGCTTCGTAAAGCCACGAAAGAGGCTCTTGAAAAGATGAACGATAAGAATTACACGCTTGACGCTATACTTGGTGAAGAGGAATTACACATCATTGACATTATCAACTACGATGATAACAATGTGGCTGAAATGCAGATGTTTGAGCGATTGAAGATATTACGCTCACAGTTTGACAGTCAAGAACATGTTATTGTTCCCGGCCCGCACGATACTCGCATGACGGATGATGAGGGACTGGAAGAGGCTGTAAAGAATCTCAAAGAAGACCACGATAACATTCTCCTTCGTGATAACAAATCAACATACATGCGTGGAGAACGCCGCCATCCTAAGTGGGTGTTGTATCGTGATACTCATGATTTCAACTTCATAGTCCTTGACCGAAGAGGCAAAGGCCCATACACATACCAACTCGGTGCTGGCCCCATTCTTGAGATAGAAGGACTTGGAAACCGAGCAGTAGAGCATAAAGGAGAACACTACATGGATGTAGGTACTGCACACAATCAAAAGAAAGTCTTCAAGGTTGGAGATTTCGTCCGTGCTTCTATTACAGGCATCTCAAAGAAGAACCGTAAAAATCGTCCTGTGTACAATGTGCAGTTCAAAGAATTGGAAGGAGAAGGAGAAGGAGAGGGTGCGGCCAGTACAGAATCTCTTGACCTCATGACTAAATCATTCCCTCCAATTCTTATTCCACACGACATAGAAGTTGGTAATAATGAACTTCAAATCGTGTTGAAGGGTATTGATACAGTAGTGTATAAGATGGAGGAATTGAACGATACTTGGGTATTACATTCCCCTACAAGTACAATGGGCGACCTAACAAAAACTGATTACCCAGTAATCCTTTCCGAAAGTCTAATGCCGTTTTGGTCTTCTGTAGCACCGTTATTGGTAAAGGGATACTTACAGAAAGTAACAGAGGTTGATATGCCTAAGAAACCGTCTAAGGAAGATATGGAAGAAGGTAGTGCTGGTATTCTTGAAGAGGATGACGATGAAAGATTGTTAAAACCCGATGAAACAAAGAAAGCGTTGGAAATTATTACACGGGCACTGGACAGAATATCCAAAGAGAAAATGACATGGACTGGCCCTAAAGGTTTGGGAATAGATGTAGGTACACCCCAAGAATCACCTCGTGGCCCTACACAACTTCGTGATGAAGCCACTTTGCCCGATTTTGACGGTGAAAAGAAAATTACTGATGAAACAAAAGAGAAGAAAAAGGAGCGACTGAATCACATTCAAGTACAAACTGATGAGGGTGAAAATTTGTCTATAGACTACGACAATGACCAGCCTTTGCTATCTCGCTCTTAACGAGCAGTATAAATACCATAAGGACAAGTCGGAGGGTTAATGCTATCTGTTCAGCGACCCAGTGACGGTATCACTCTTCTCAAGAGTGGTAACGACTTGGTAGTTGCTGGCTACGCATCGGTTGAACTTGTTGACAAGCAAGGCGACCTTATTACTCGTGGTGCTTTGAGTGACGCTTTTGACGGCTTCATGAAGAGTGACAAATACCGAAATGTGCAACTGGCTCACTCCAACATACAAGTTGGAGAAGTAATTGACAGTTACATAGATTCTAACGGACGAATGTGGAAATCCGAATGTGATGACACAGGAATGTTCGTTGTAGTACAACTCCGCAATGATATAGAGAAGGCTCGTGAAGTAGCCGCCGAAATCCGCAAGGGCAACCTTCGTGGATTCAGTATTGGAGGACAAGCATTCAAGCGAGTCCGTAAATCCGATATGGAAAAAGGCGACTACCAAGAGATTTCAAAAATGGAGTTGCATGAGGTAACGATTTGTGAAAAGGGAATTAACCCCGAAGCACAATTCCGAATTTTGAAGGAGGACACCACTATGACAAACGAAAACAGTGATTTGAGCGGCATTATGTCTCGCCTTGAAGCCCGATTGGATGCAATGGAAAAAGGAGAACTACCTCCTGCACTCCGTGAACACATGAAGGAAAACAAGGGCGATGATGAAGAAAAGAAACCCGATGAAGAAAAAGGTGACGAAATGAAAGAAGAAAAGAAAGACGATAAGATGTACATGAAAGGCGACGAATACTCAGATGTTATATCATCGGAATACTTGAGTTGGATGGAACATACCCTAAAGTCTGCTGGTGTTGATACACTCGCCGCTCGTGACCACTTTGACGCTCTTGAAAAAGCACAACTTGGTGGCTTTGACAATCCCGACGCAGGTGACGGTGCTGACTACTTCGGTGGTCAAGTCCGTGGTCGGGGACAAGAAAACGGCTCCCCTTCAACAAACGCTATCAGCGCAATTACCGCCTCCGGTGGTAAAACCCCTGCTGGTGCAATGGGTCCGGCTTCCTTGTCAAAAGGATACCTTAACAGTGAAAATGTAAGTGATGCTGATATTGAAGCCGCTTACGAAGTTTACAAGGCCGCCGCTTCGGAACAATCTTTCCGAAACGACCTTGAAGGACATTTCGCTTCCCGTTTCAATAACGAAATGGAAGTTGCAAAATCACAGGCTGAGAAAGCCGCCTTTGACGCACGAGAGCCACTTTCGGAAATCGTGAAGTCCATTGAGCAACTTTCGGAGCGCATTGACAACATTGGTACTGGAACTACTTCCACTATCCAAAAGTCAGTCTCCACCGTTAATGTCCCTTCCACGCAAGACCTCGCCAACATGGGTTGGGATGAGGTTCACTCGCTTGCACAGCGAACCTTGCGAGGGGCTTGAAAATAAAAAAAGAAATGAGGTGAATTATTATGGCACGAGATTATATTAGAAACATTACAGACATGGAACGATACTACTATGGCGCAGGAAACGCTATGGGTTACTCCTACTCCGGTAGCGAGTTGCTCAAGGCTGATGCACCTATGCTATCAACCACTGCTGGTACATACCAAGCAATCTACGGACGCAAAGTTTGGAGTCAGTTGAACCAAGAGTTCAACGCCTTCTCCATTCTACCAAAGCGACCGTGGGAGCGCAGTGGATGGCGAGTTATCACAGAGCGTCCTTCCTTTACGGTTGGCGGCGGTGTTGCAGAAAACGCAACTCTCCCCGATACCACCAAACCTACCTTCCAACACATTGCCGCAAAGCCAAAGACTGTTGTACACACCTTTGACATGAGCGAAACCGCAATGTTCCTTTCCGACAAAGATGACGGACTTGGCGACATTCGTGCAATCCTTAAGGAAGAAATGGGTAAGCACCACGCAGAACACATCAACAAGATGCTCACTGTTGACAAGGCTACAGTTGCCGGAAACAACTTTGAATCCCTTGACCGTGTTACCACTGGTGCTTCCGCTGGTTCCGCAGAAGACATGTACAGCATTGACCGAAGTGAAAACTCTTGGTCACTTGCAGAACATGAC